TGCGATTTCCGATTACACGGAGAACACCTTTCAAACGGTGGATGTAAACCTGTTCATCACACAGGCAGAGCAGCGCATCTACAACTCGGTTCAGTTCCCCTCGTTGCGTAAAAACGTGACGGGCGCGCTTACGTCCGGCAATAAGTACTTGTCTTGCCCTGATGACTTTCTGTCGCCTTACTCGCTGGCCATTTACCCCGCTGGCGGGGGTGATTACATTTACTTGCTCAACAAAGACGTTAACTTCATGCGCGAAGCGTATCCCAACCCCACCTCCACGGGAACGCCTAAGTATTACGCGCTGTTTGGCCCGGCTGTTGCAAGCAGCACAATCTCCAACGAGTTGTCATTTATTCTCGGGCCTACCCCGGATGCAGCATATTCTGCTGAGCTGCACTATTACTACTACCCAGAGTCAATTACTTCTGCGGGTACTACGTGGTTGGGCGACAACTTTGATACCGTACTGCTGTACGGTTCTTTGGTCGAGGCGTACACCTACATGAAGGGTGAGCAGGACATGATGCAGTTGTACAACCAGAAGTTCATGGAAGCACTTGCACTTGCCAAGCGTCTGGGAGACGGACTTGAGAGGTCTGACAGCTACAGAAGCGGTCAGTATCGCGCACCGCCTTTGCCCCAAAATAACGGTGTAGCATAATGAGCATAGTCCAGACCCAGACCACCAGCTTCAAGAAGGAGCTGTACCAAGGCATCCACGATCTGTCCACGGATACGATCTACATTGCCTTGTACACGGCTGCGGCTGATTTGAACGCCGCGACTACGGCGTACTCAGTTTCTTTGGCTGGGCAGGTGTCTGCTACAGGATACACGGCGGGCGGAAAAATAATGACTGGCGTTGCTATCAACACAGATGGGTACACGGCCTACGTCAATTGGAGTAATGTGTCTTGGACGGCAGCTTTGACTGCTCGGTGTGCGCTGATGTACAACGTATCCAAGGGCAACAAGTCGATCGCGGTGCTGGACTTTGGTTCGGACAAGACTTCGACGACTACGTTTACGATCACAATGCCAGCCAATACGTCAACTACGGCCCTTATCAGGAGTTCAAATTGACATGGCTACGTGGACTCCCATTGACACATCGACAACGCAACCGTCGTATGACTTTAACCCATTTGCAAATTTTGCTTATGCGGAAGGCTGCTTTGCTGATGGAATTATTTACCCGGACTGGGGTCTTATTAACACAACGCAGTCATCTAATTGGGGTGTAATAACAACTGAAACAGCTAGCAGTAACTACGACTTTAACCCGTTTGCAAACTTTGCTTACGCTGAAGGTACTTTTGCTGATGGGGTTGTTTATGCCACTTGGAATTTAATTCCTACAAGCTAATTAACGAGGATACTATGGCACTCAAACTTGGGGATAGAGTAAGGGAATTAACCCAGACGACTGGGACGGGTAGCATTACTCTTGGTGGTGCCGTGTCTGGCTTTGTCCCGTTCTCTTCGGTATTGAGTAACGCGGATACTACCTTTTACGCAATGATTGGTAGCAACCAATGGGAAGTTGGTGTTGGGACGTATGTGTCCTCATCTAATACGATTCAACGCACCACGGTTTTAGCATCGTCAAATAGCGGGTCGTTGGTTGATTTTGTATCTGGCACAAAAAACGTAATCCTCACCCAACCCGCAGAGCGTTCGGTTTATGTAGACGGCACCAATGTAGTGGCAGCTAATAGCGCTACGATACCCAACTCCCTGCTCGCAAACAGCACTATCACTATTAATGGTGTAACTATTGCACTAGGGGGCAGCTCTACCGCAGTCCCGCTACCAAATCCGTTATCCAACTGGACACTGGCTGGCACGACTCTGACGGACAACATAACGCAAGGCACTGTTGTAACAGCTAATTCAGCTTTTGATGCACTGCGAGTGACGCAATCTGGCGCAGGGAATGCGCTCGTAGTTGAAGATGCGTCTAACCCCGACGCATCGCCTTTTGTTGTTACCGCCAACGGGAGCCTTGTTGCTGGGTACACAAGTACCATTAATGCGGGTGGAGCAGTTAACCCCAAGCTGGAAGTCCTTGGTACAACACCTTCGTTAAGCACAATTGCAACCGGCATTTACAGCGCAGACACTACGCCATCAAGCTACTACTTGCTGAAATCCAGAAGTGCGGCGCTTGGAACCAACACAATTGTTCAGTCCGGCGACCAAATTGGTCAAGTTGTATTCTCTGGCGCTGATGGCACTACGTTTATCCCTGCGGCTTCTATCGTGGCGGAAGTCGATGCAACCCCCGGCACTTCTGATATGCCCGGTCGTTTGGTGTTTAAAACTACCGCAGACGGAGCAGCCACACCTACAACAGCAGTAACTATTGATAGCTCTCAATTGGTTGGCATCGGTGCGGCTCCTGTTGCAAGCAAAGGTACGTTTCAAGTTGGAACACTGAGCTACACGGATACAGGCGTAATTGCGGGCTTTGCTTCCAGCGTGGCAGGCTACAACCAGATTGCTTTGCAAAACACAAACGCAGGCGCAACGGCTTCAGTTAACTTTAACGTCTCTAACAACGCCGGTACTTCCACCACAAACTATGGTGAGTTCGGTATGAACTCGTCTGGTTTTACTGGGTCTGGATCATTTAGTCAGGCGGGCTACGTCTACTTGGCTGCTGCTTCGACAGACTTGGCTATTGGTACATACGGCTCAAACAGCATTCACTTCGTTGTGAACAGCGGTGCTACAGATGCTGCAACCATTGATACTTCAGGTAGACTGGGTATTGGCGCTACACCCTCTGCGGTTCTTACGCTCAAAGCCGGAACAGCTACAGCCAGCACAGCCCCGCTAAAGTTTACGTCCGGCACGGTGCTTACAACCGCAGAGGCTGGAGCAATTGAGTATGATGGCACGGCGTTTTACGCTGATTTCGCTGCGTCTACCCGCGCAACAATCGTTGCCCAGCAGGCTGTGGTACTTAACTCCACATACACGCTAACATCCCAAACAGCAGCACAAAAAATATTTAATAACACAACCAACGGAACAGTAACTCTGCCCGTCGGAACGTACTTCTTTGAGTGTTTTTATAGCCTGTCTTCCATGAGCTCAACCTCTGGCTCATTTGGTTTTGCACTTGCAGGAGCAGCTACATATACGCAACAGTGGCGGTCTGAGGCGCAAAAAGGCACCGCAACTCTAACAACGGCTACAGCGACTCAAACAACGTACAGCACAACGGCTAACACTACACTAGCAACTGCGTCTGTCAACACTGTTGGTTGGGCGTACATTTCTGGCGTTATTAACGTGACTGTGGCGGGCACAGTTATTCCACAAGTGTCGCTTGGCGTTGCTGCTGCCGCTGTTGTTGGTATTGGCTCCTACTTTAAAATCAGCGCAGTTAGCCCAACAAATAGCACTACCAACGTCACTATTGGCAACTGGTCATAAAGGGTAAAAAATGTCAATTATTTACACGTCCAATCTTGATCTTGCCAAACCCGTAACAGGAACGGAAGACGGTTTCTGGGGGGAAGACGTAAACAACGGCATCACATCCTATTTGGATATTGCTATTGCGGGGACGTTGGCTTTAACTTCTGCGTCTTTTACGGCTAACGCACTCACCTTGGCAAACACGCAGGGCAATAGTTCGGGAACCGGAATCACTGGAACAACTGCGCAGTACTATGTGCTTAAAGTAAGTTCGCTCGCTGCCAATGTAACTATCACAGCTCCCAGCACCAGCAAGTCTTACATTGTTGTAAACCTTGACCCAACGTATACAGTCACCCTAAAAGCCGTTGGACAGACAGGCGTTACGGTAGCGGTCTCAAAACAAGCCCTGTGCGTGTTTAACGGGACTGACTATGTTCAAGTCGGTGCTTCTGCTGGTGGCTCTACTAATCAAGTCCAATACAACAGCGCGGGTGCTTTGGCAGGGTCAGCCAATCTTACGTTTGACGGCACGACACTAGCAACAAGTGCACTCACATCCGCTACTCCCATAGGTGCAGCATCTGGTGGAACCGGAGTAGGAACAACGCTCTCTGGTGTGACTATTACTGGAACTGCGGGGCAGTTTGCGTGCACATCCGCATCAATCACTTTTGCCGCAGGGCAACCCGTAGTAATAAGCGGAACGTACGGCGGCACAGGGTCAATCACGGGGTACACAAACCCCACGACCTATTACATTATTGCCACCAACGGCTCTACGACATTTACGTTATCTGCAACGCTCGGCGGCGGGGCGATCACAACGACTGCCGGTACGCCTACTGGGTTAACATACACTGTACCGCCTGTAAACGGCGCGCTCCTTATTGGTAACGGCACGGGGTTTACCCGCGCTACACTTACGGCGGGTACAGGTATCACCCTCACTAATACTGCTGGGGGTATCACAGTCGCAGGCAGCGTACAAGGCCCGACCCTTGGCCTAGTACGGGCCGTTTCAATTAACTGCATTCTTCCATAAGGACACATCATGCCCGCAAATACCGCCCCCATATACTCAATCGTTGGCGCTACCGATTCAGTAGCGTCTAACAACTCTGGCCTAATCGTCGGCCCCACAGCCAACACCGCCCAAGACGGTAGCGGAACGCTCTACAAAGCGTTTACTGCGGGCACTAATGGTTCATATATACAGAAAATGCGTTTTCGCCCAGTAGGCTCTCCCGTTGCTACGGTATGCCGCGTGTTTATCTCGTCGTCAACGACTACCAGCGCCACGGCTACTTGGCTGTACGATGAGATCACATTGCCCGCCGTAACAGTATCCCAAACAGCAGCAACATCAGTTTATGAACTGCCGTTAAACTTTGCTATTGACCCAAGCTATTTGCTGTACGTCACGTTTGGAACATCTACTGGTTCAACTGGCACAGGCTATTCCATCGTCACTATCGCTGGAGACTATTAATGATTACTTGGTTTGCAATCACGTTTATTGATAATTCAACCGGGTATCAGAAAATGCAGGAGGGTAATTGCATTGGCGTATACCGCGCTGACGGTACTACGGTTTCCCCCGAAGAACACGTTGAGTACACTTGCACCGACATGAACGCGGACGCACCTTCTTGGGCCTAGTATGTATCCTTTCCCCATAGCCACTAAACAAAAGTGCAACGTCCAAGAGTTTTATTCTGATTCAACTTGGAATAAGCCTGCGGGCGTTAGCCATGTTTACATGCTATTAATTGGTGCAGGAGCCACTGGGACTGGCGCGCAAGGGGCCGGAAGTGGCGCTGTTACTGTTTGGTACGGGGCGGCTCAGCATATCCCAGACACTTTAAGAGTAGTCGTAGGACGCACCCCCGGCACCAATAACACATTAATTCAAGCATTTACTAATTCGGGCGTCACCACTCTTTTAACCGCTGTTTCGCCATTTGGGACTTCTGGGGGTAGCGCCGCTACTAACAATTATTTTTCTGTCTCCGGGCTGTTTACTGGCATTATTGGACAAGACGGCTCTGTTGGTACTGTTACACCTTCATCAGTTACGTTTCTTAGCGGGGGGTCTGGGACTGGAACTACCGGGGCCACCTCTAACTACAACTATAAAAACACTGGAAATGGGTACTTTCAATTACAGCCCATAATTGTTGGGACGGGCGCTGGGTCAGCAACCGGCAAGGGTGGCATAGGTTGCGGGGGCGGTCAAACAAGTGGAGCAGGTGGAGATGGTTTTGTTTTGATTGCAAGTTGGTAATATGTCATACCCAATAAATTACCCCACCCCGCAGGGCGCAAATGTCCAAATCTTTAACGCAAACGCTGTTAGCGGCGCTCGCTATCAAACGTGGACAAAACCACAAGGCGCGAATATGGTGTGGTTTACGCTTATCGGCGCTGGGGGTGGTGGTGGGGGTACTAATGGGTCTAGTGATTTTTATGGTGGGGGGTCTGGCGCAGTTACCAACTTAATGGTTCCTGCATTTTTAATACCAGATAGCTTGAGCATATTCGTTGGTAGTGGAGGAACAGGAGGCGTGGCTGGGGGAAATGTTGGAGGCTCAGGGACTGAAACGGCTATATACTTTTATGTAGACGCATACGGCTCGCTGCTTTTATCTGCGTATAGCGGGGATGGAGGTAGCATTACAGGTGCAAACGGAGGTGGGGCGTTTTCGGCTAATTTCTTTAGTGCTGCGGGCTTTTTTCAGTCTACTGCGGGGCAAAGCGGCACAACATCAAGTCCGAATGCTTCGGGCACTACGTTTTTACAGGGTGGAGGGGCAATAGGCAGTTCAACTAACTCCTATGGATACACCAACGGTACGGGCTCTACTCAAGGCGCTGCGGGGTATTTTCAGATGTCACCAATCATTATTGGCGTTAGTGGAACTGGAAGTGGCGCGGGTGTTATTGGCGCTGGAACGTTTATAGGCGGTATAGGTTGCGGCGGTGCTGGGACTAGCTCCTCCCTTAGCAGTCCAATGGCGGGGAGTGCTGGTGGCAACGGGCTTGCAGTGATAATTACATGGTGAAATTATGTTAGACGTATTTAATACCCCCACCCCACAGTCTGCTAACTATCAAGAGTTCCATTACGGTTCCGGGGGTTTTGCTACGTGGATTAAACCGCGTGGGGCATCTATGGTTCGGTTTCTCATCATAGGCGCGGCGTCTGGTGGGCGACAGGGCCTAAGTACAGGGGGCGGAGGTGGAGGCGGAAGCGGTTCAGTTACATCCCTGATTATTCCCGCTATGTTTATACCTGACTCTTTAATAATTGTTCTTGGACAAGGCGGAATTTCAGCAGGCGGTGGGGGTAGTACAACTATTAGCTACCAAAGTAAAACTACGTACAACCTTATTAGTGTTAATGGCGCACCATTAGGTACTGGTGGCTCAGCAGTAACCGCACCCACGTTTGCTGCTGCCGGTATTTTTAGGTCTTTTGCGGGACAAAACGGGTCGGGCGCAGGCACAGCCCAAACCGCCGCTGCTACTACTTTCCTTTCCGGGGGTGCTGGCGGGGGAAACACGCAAGCCGGAGCCGGAGGAACAGTAACCCCTAACTATAGCTACCCTACGTTAGCAGGCGGTGTTGGAACTACTGGCGGCATTGGTACAAACGGGTACTTTATAACTCAACCTTTTTTACTTGGTACTGGCGGCGCTGGCGGAGGCGGCAGTACCACTACTATTGGTGGGGCTGGCGGTAATGGCGGTGTAGGTTGTGGTGGCGGAGGTGGCGGCATGGGTACTGCAAACGGCGCTCAGGGCGGTAAAGGCGGCGATGCCGCAGTGTATATTTGGGCGTGGTAGGGTGACTTGTGATCGACCCAATAACGGCCTTCGCCACTGCTCAAGCGGCGGTCAAAGGAGTCCAAGCTGCCATTAAATTAGGCAAGGACATCCACGCCATCACTGGCGAAGCGATGAAGTTCTTTGAGGCCAAGGATGTCGTCCAGCGGGCGGCATCCAAGCCAAAGACAGGGTTTGCGGGGTCGGACACGGCGCAGGCCTTTGAGATCGTCATGCAGGCCAAGAAGTTGGATGACGCAGAGAAGGAACTGAACCAGTGGCTTGTGCTTAATGGTCATGCAGATGTTTGGCAGCAGCTACTCATCACCAGAAACGACCTGATCCAAAAACGCAAGGCGCAGGAAATCTTGGACGAGAAGAACGCAGCGGCTAAGAAGAAGGAGTTGGACGAGTTAATCAATTGGTTGCTTGGCGGTGCAATTGCTATTTTGGTTTTGGGCCTTGTCTTTTGGTGGCTTACTATGCTTTTGGAGAAACACTGATGGATGACATCAAATCAAAACTTACGTTCTTTGTGACCCTGATGGTCAGCTTCACCCTGTGTGTGGTCGTCATTGGAATGGTCGGTGTGCTAATGGCAGGTCTGTTCAACCCCATTGTGGACAATGCCGAAATATTCAAACTCATATCACCCGCATTTCAGACCATTGTTGGCGGCTTTATTGGGCTGCTGGCTGGCGTAAAACTTTCCCATAGTGAAGATGCTCCCCCCTGCAAAAAGGATTAAACCATGCTTACCATCCTATCAACTCTAATCTCCTTCCTAATGGGCGGCCTGCCCAAGCTGTTGGACTTCTTTCAAGACCGGCAGGACAAACGCCACGAACTGGACTTGGCCCGGATGCAGATTGAGCGGGAGTTGGAGCTACGTAAGGCTGGCTTTGAGGCGCAAGAACGAATTGAGCAAATCCATAGTGCTGACTTAGAATTGCAAACCAACGCCAAGGGCAACGAGAATCTGGTCAACGCCCAAGTCGCTGAGATGAACGCCATCTACCAGCACGACGAGTCGCTCAACGAGGGAACCAGCCAGTGGATGAAGAACCTCCGTGCAGGTGTCCGCAGCTTTATTACCCTTGGATTCTTTTTCTTGCTGTGCTTTGTGGATGTTGGCTTGTTTATCTACGGCTACAACCACGGCGTAGAGTTCCCAGTTTTGGCTGATAGATTATGGGACAGCAATACCCAAGCGCTATTTGCAAGCATAGTGGCATTTCATTTTGGCGGTAGGGCATTCGGCAAATGAAAGTATCTGCCAAAGCAATCAAGGTAATTTCTCACCACGAGGGTGTTCGGCAGCGGCCTTACCGTTGTCCTGCCCGCCTTTGGACTGTTTGCGTGGGCCATGTGCTTTACCCCGAGCAGGGCAAGTTGAAACTGGAAGAACGTGATGGTTTTGCCCTGCGCCCAGAAGATGATAGGGTTTTCCCTATGGAGGAAGTCGATGCAATACTTGCAGCAGATTTGGCTAGATTTGAGCGCGGGGTCGAGCAGTTCTGTCCTGTCAGCCTTACACAGGGTATGTTTGATGGGCTTGTCAGTTTTTCTTTTAACTGCGGCCTTGGGACACTCCAGCGTTCTACGCTTCGCCAGAAATTGTTACGGGGCGATAAAGCGGGCGCTGCGGACGAGTTCTTGAAGTATTGCATGGGCGGGGGTAAAATCCTCAAAGGGTTGCAGAACCGCCGCATTGACGAACGTGCCCTATTTTTGTCTTAGGATGTGCAATGCCGTTACTAAAAATTACGCTCAAGCCGGGGGTTAACCGGGAAAACACTCGGTACACCAACGAGAACGGCTGGTATGAGTCCGACAAGATTCGGTTCCGTCAGGGCACGCCTGAGAAAATCGGGGGCTGGGCGCGTATTTCGGCCAGCACTTTTGTTGGCATTTGCCGGTCTCTTTGGAATTGGGTGACGCTGGCAGGCGCAAACTTATTGGGCGTTGGCACCACATTTAAGTTTTATATTGAAAATGGCGGCGGCTATTACGATATCACCCCGATCCGTGCGGAAGTAACCCTGACCAACCCCTTTACTACTGTATCTGGGTCAACAACCGTAACTGTTGTTGACAGTGCGGGTGGGTTTAACAACGGGGCGTATGTAACTTTTTACAACAGTACGGCAGTAGGCGGCATAACCATACTGGGGGAATATGCCCTTACACTGGTGGATGCCAGCACCTACACAATAACTGCCGCAACTGCCGCCACTTCTTCTGCAACGGGCGGTGGAACCGTTTACGCTGTTTACCAGCTTAACCCCGGCGGAATTACCTATGTCCCATCTACAGGTTGGGGTGCTGGGTCTTGGGGCTCTGGGACTTGGGGGTTTGGTACCTCATCTGCGGCGGTCGAATCTATCCGTATTTGGAACCAGATCAACTGGGGCCAGAGTCTTTTGTATGGCGTAACGGGCGGCCCCTTGTATTACTGGGATGCCACTATTGGGTACAGAAACTCTACAGTAACAACAACTATCGCATCCCCCTGCGTAGTTAGCAGTACTTTAACCCTAGTAGATAAAACCCCCATCACACTTTCTACTACGGGAGCACTGCCGACTGGCTTGCTGCCCGGTGTAACTTACTACGTCCGGTACTTAACTTCCAGTACCTTTAACCTATCCTTAACCCCAACAGGGGCGCTTATTAATACCTCCGGTACGCAATCTGGCGTGCAAAGCATCTCTCCTCGGGGGGCGCTCGTTTCCACACTGCCCGGCGCAGATAACTATGTGCCGCTGTACCAAAACCTGTTTACGGTGTCTGATGCAAGCCGTTTCTGCTTGGTGTTTGGTACCAATGACTACGGCAGTACCGTGCTCGACCCCATGCTTATTCGCTGGTCGGATCAGGAGTCGTTGACCACTTGGTACCCAGCCGTAACTAACCAAGCGGGTAGCGTTCGCTTATCTCACGGTTCTGAGATTGTTTCGGTTTTGCAAAGCCGCCAAGAGATTTTGGTGTGGACGGACTCGTCGTTGTATTCACTGCAATACCTTGGGCCGCCTTATGTTTGGGGTAATCAGCTTCTGGCCGATAACGTATCCATTATTAGCCAGAACGGGTCAGTAGTTGCCTCTGGTGTGACTTATTGGATGGGTACAGATAAGTTCTACAAATATGATGGACGCGTCCAAACACTCAACTGTGATCTACGTCAGTACATCTACGGGGACATTAATCTGGCCCAATCTGTACAGGTTTTTGGTAGCACCAACGAAGGTTTTAATGAGGCTTGGTGGTTCTACTGTTCAAAAAATAGCACTGTTATTGACAAGTACGTCATCTACAACTACATCGAAAATGCTTGGTACTACGGCACTATGGGCCGCACGGCATGGTTGGATACCGGCTTGCGCAACTACCCCATAGCTGCTACGTACAACTACAACCTTGTGAACCACGAATATGGTGTAGATGACAACACAACCGGAACCCCCGCAGCAATTACCGCCACAAT